ACGGTCTTCCCAGTCGAGATCTGGGACGCGCTCGAGGATCAGACCTCGGTGCTGCAGGAGCCGTTCTGTCTGGCATTCGACGTATCGCCTGAGCGGCGCACCTCCATCGCGATCGCGGGACGCAACCAGAACGATGACTTCCATGTCGAGATCCAAGAGTGCAAGCAGGGCACGAGCTGGGTCGTCGACCGCCTGGTCGAGATGGTCGAGCGCGGAGATCCTGAAGTAGTCGTTTGCGACGCGACCGGGCCTGCCTCATCTCTGCTCATTGCGCTCGAGGAAGCCGGCGTGAAGGTCGAGACGATCACCGCGACTGAGCACGGCCAAGCATGCGGCCGACTTGTCGACATGGTCTCTGACGGGACGCTCGCGCACCTCGGATCCCCGGAACTGCGCGAAGCGATCCGAGGCTCGAAGACGAGGCAACTCGGCGACGCCTGGGCATGGTCTCGTAAGAACTCGCACGTCGACATCTCGCCCCTGGTCGCTGCGACGTTGGCATTAGGCGCCGCGGCCGGCGTCACTACAGCGGAGATCCACATCTTCTGATGGGCCGCATTCGTGACTACCTGACCGGCGCGAACATCGAGCGTCTCCCAGCCGTGGAGCGCCTTGATCTGTTGAAGCGCGACACCGAGCCGCTCGAGGGCACGCGGATGTCGTTGTTCGACTCGATCATCCCGAACTTCTGGAACCAGAACGGGCTAAGCCCATCGTCGACCTGGTGGCCAGCGGATGGCCGCCTGGCTGAGCGCGTCTGGGTTGCGAACCGGTGCATCCAGATGAACGCGCAGCAGATCGCGTCGATGCCGATCCACTTCGAACCTGGTGAAGGATCAACGGCTACCGCGCCGGCCTGGTTGTCGAACCCAGACCCGGTCTTGTTCCCGAACGGGATCGGCGACGCGATCTTCTCGATCGTCGCGCAGATGTACGGATGGGGCTACGCCTGCCTCTATGTGACGGGCTACTACGCGGACGGCTACCCGCAGTTCTGGACAGTGCTCGACTCGTGCCGGCTGAACATCACGTGGGGCGAGTACGGCGCGCGCGTCTATAAGCTCGGCGACGTCGAGCTCGACCCGCGCCGCATCGTGCAGATCGACCGGAATCCTGGTGCCGCTGCGCACGGCTGCTCGGCGCTTCGCGCGTACGCGCAGCAGGCCTGGGGTTTGCTCGCCGCCGGTAACCAGTCGATGGCCGTTTCGCAGGGTGCTGTCCCGTTCGTGTATCTGAAGTCGCAGCGGAAGCTCACGTCCGATCAGGCGACGGCGCTGCAGGCGGAGTGGATGAGCAAGACGGTGAACCGGAACGGCGCACCTCCGATCGTGCCGCCTGAGATCGACGTCAACGAACTCCAGTTCAACCCGGCAGACATGGCCTTGCTGGAGTCGCAGGAGTTCAACGCGAAGGCGTTGGCGACGGCGTTCGGTGTTCCGTCGGTTCTGCTGAACATGGCTTTGCAGGGCGGCCTGACCTATCAGAACCCGGCTGCGTTGGGTGAGATGTGGTGGCGGTTCGAGCTGCGCACGGCTTCGAAGCGGGTCATGGATGCGTGTACGGCGCAGATGCTTCCTCGCGGTCAGTATGTGTGGCAGGACGCCGCAGACACCTTCTTGCCGCTCGACGCGATGAGCGACGAAGACGATCCGCAGGCCTCCTCGGTGGCGGCCGCGTCACCTGGCCCGGCATCGGGTCTCTCAGTGATTGGAGGTTCAGGATGAGCGAGCACGTCATCGACGAGCAGGACACCGAGCGGCCCGAAAGGGCCGTTCTCATTAGGGAGTTCGTCGCGAGCGACATCTCAGTCGAGGGACGCACGGTCGACGTGCGTCTCGTCCCCTTCGGCGAGATCGCGCGAGTCGCTGACCCGCCGCGGTTCGAGGTCTATCGGGAGGAGTGGCTGCCGGGCGTGTTCGACCATCAGTTGAGCGCGGCAAACCGGATCCATGCGAAATACGGGCACTCCGACACGCTGCTCGACGTGGTCGGCCACGGCATCTCGCTTCGCTCGGAACGAGCAGACGGCTACCACGTCGCGACGAAGATCCACCAGACGCCGCAGGGCGACACCGTGCTCGAGCTGCTCCGCGACGGCGCGCTGCCCTGCGTTTCGCTCGAGGCGCGGCCGGTGAAGTCGATGCGTGGCGCGAACGGCGTCGTTCAGCGGATCAAGGCGAACCTCTCCGGCTTCGCGTTCTGCAGGCAGGGAGCATTCGCCGGCGCGCGCGTCCTCGCGATCCGCGAGGCACACGAGGAGATCGTCGAGGAGACGGTCATCCCAAAAGAGTTCCTTCCAAGCAAGATCGACGACGAGACGGTCGAGCGCTGCCGCCGTCTCGGCATCACGTTGCCGCAGCGCTATCAGGCGCAACCCGACGAAACGGACACCCCGGGCGTGCCCGGCACCTCCGAGGACGGCACCCGCCAGCCCATCGACGGAAACCCGAACTAGGAGGCACCAAGTGAATGTTCTCGAGACGCGGCTGCAGGGCCGCGTAGATCGCCGAGAGGTGATCCACGGCAAGCAGGAGGCTCTCCTCGCCGAGCGCGGCGCAGACGGTGAACTGAGCGACACCGACAAGAGCCAGATCGATGTCTACCGCTCCGAGCTCGTCGAGCTCGACAGCGAGATCGATTCGCTCGCCGCGGACCTCGAAGCGCACAACAAGGCCGCCGAGGTGTCGAAGTCGGTCCGCCGCGCGATGCTCGGCGCAAGCGACGACATCGACGGTGACGGAGACGGGGTCGTCTACCGGACGATGGCGGCGTACGCCCGCGACGTGATCCTCTCCCGCGAGTCGACGATCTCGCGCAAGATCGCCGGCCAGGTCGGCGACAACACCCTGGTCGAAGCGGCACGGTCGCGGCTCCAGCTGCTTCAGCGGACGCCGGCGAACACGCTGTCGTCGAACGTCGGTGGTTTGCAGCCGCCGCAGTTCATCGACCAGATCTTCCAGGTCATCAACAAGTCACGGCCGATCGTCGACTCGGCCGAGCGGACCACGCTCGAGCGGGGCACGCTGACGTACCCGGCCGTCACGCAGCGGCCGCTCGTGGCGGTGCAGGCCGCGGAGAAGACGGAGGCCGGGAACCAGGGGATGGTCGTCGGGATGCTGACGACGCAGGCGAGCACCTACCTCGGCGGCGGCGATCTGTCGTGGCAGGCGATCAACTGGTCGACCCCGAACGCGCTGCAGCTGTGGTTCAACCTGGCCGCGGCGTCGTACGCGCTGCTGACGGAGCAGGACGCCGCGACCGTGCTGAGGGACTCCGGCTTCACGCACGACATCGGGTCGCCGATCGGGTCGACGCCGACGTTCGCGGACTTCCTGACCGCGGTCGGTGCCGGCTACTCGGCGGTGTTCGCGAACTCGGGCCGGGTCGCGAACACGATCTACATGGCGCCCGACCGTTACGGGTACCTGCTCGGCCTCACGTCGGCCGCGTTCTCGCAGTTCGTGAACGTCGCGGGCGACGCGATCGGCCCGCTCAACGTTGTCGTGTCGCGCGGCATGGACGCCGGCGAGATCATCGTCGGTGACAGTGCCGGGCTGCTGGTCGCGGAGACGGACGGTGCTCCGGTCGAGCTGAACGTTGTCGAGCCTGCGATCGGCGGGGTCGAGGTCGGCATCATCGGCGCGTTCGAGGCCGTCGTTGTCGATCCGGGCGCGTTCTCGACGATCACGACAGCGTCGTAGGTCAGAGGCGTTGAAGACGATGGAGACGGGTCGGCCAGTGCGTGGGGCCGGCCCGTCTTCGGATACCGGGGGCAACTGATGCCGTACGACCACGACCAGATCGCGAACCTCGATGCTGCTATCGACGGTCTTGATTCGCCGACGACGCTTGAGACGTGGCAGGCGACTGACCCTTACGACGCTGGGATGGTCGCGGCCTCTGCTGTCAGGCGCGCGCTGGCTGGAGGCGTGGACGGCGGCGCGGCTATCACCGACGAGATCATGGAGTTCGTGGGCGGTGCCCTCCCTCCGACCTTCCCGATCACGGCCATCCATGAAGGCGCAGATCCCGACATCGACCCCGGCATTGTCACTGTTACCGGTGACTGCTCGTCTTATTTCCCGGCTGAGATCATCTCGCTCGGCATTGTCTCTCTAGCCATCGAGGGGTCAACTGGCAACGACAGCTCTTACACCGTTGCGTCGTCGGTCTACAACTCCGGCACGAACAAAACGACAATCACTCTGAACGGCGGCGTTTTCTCTGACGCGACGGCAGATGGGAACGTCCAGCCCGCCTATACGCAGATCGGCCAGGTCGTTCTTCTACCGCAGAGTTCAGTCGAGTGGGTGCTTTTCGTCGTTGACGAAGCATTCGACTTCGACTTCGACATGAGAAACGGTC